GTGGACGCGGGACGGCTGGATCGTCGCCGAGGCGTGGGCGGCGACGCGGCGTGGATGGTGGCTGAAAATCGCAACCGACGCGGGCATTCGTGAGGCCCGATGACGCCCACCGGGACGGATCGAGCGCTGAGGGAGAATTGGTCTCGGCGGCTGCCAGGGTCGCCGACCTGATCGTCGCCCGAGGACTCGGACTGGAGAATTGACATGCTCGACTTGGTCTCGGGGCTGCTCGACGGGGCGGCCGATTCGATCGCGGACGCCGTCGACGGCGGGGAGTCGGGGGGCTACCTGGAGATCCGGACGGGCGCGCCGCCGGGTATCGATCAGGCCGCGACCGGCACGCTCTTGGCGTCGCATCCGCTCGCCGATCCCGCGTTCGCCGCCGCCTCGGGCGGAGTGGCGACCTTGGCGGCGATCGACAATGCGACCATTCTGGCGACCGGGTCCGCCGGGTATTTCCGGATCCTCGACTCCAACGACACGCCCCTGCTCGAGGGCACGTGCGGGACCGAGGACGCGGACCTGATCCTCGATACCGTCGATTTCGAGGTCGGCTCGACGTCCGCGATCGATAGCGGATCCCTCACCGTGGCGGGCGCCTGATCCTGATTTTGGATTGCCGATTTTGGATTTTGGATTGAACCGGGAGTAAAGAAAATGGCCGACCTGACCCAGACCGCCGCGAACGTGGTGGTGGTATCTGGAGGCGAGCGCAAGAGCGGGATCGCCGGCGCGACGATCGAGGCGGGCAACGTGCTCTACCTCGACGCGACGGTCAGTACGCTCAAGCTGGCCGACGCCGGCGACACGGTCGAAAAGGCGGTCGTCGAAGGGATCGCGATCTGCGACGCCGCGAGCGGGCAGCCGATTTTTTACTTCGCCGGCACCGGCGTGATCAACGTCGGCGCCACGCTGGCGATCGGGCAGACCTACGTCCTCTCATCGGCGAATCCCGGCAAGATCGCACTCGAGGAGGACCTCGGGGAAGGCGACTTCGTGACGATCCTCGGCGTCGGCCAGACCGTGGCGAATTTCGCCTACAAGGCCAATATCTCCGGCGTCGCGCACGCGGCCGTCATCTGATCCAATCCAAAATCCGCAATCGAAAATCCAAAATCCAATGGCTGCTTCGCTCAGGATCGTCGGCGCCGACCGGTTGCAGCGCAAGTTGCGGCGGATTAAGCCGCGCCGTCAGAAGCGGCTCTACGCCAACGCGCTGCGCGCGGGGGGCCGGATCATCGCGAAGGAGGCGAAGTCCCGGGCGCCCCGGTTGACCGGGCTTTTCGGCGACAAAATCAAGGTCAAGGCGCTGCGCGTGCGCAGGGCGGGCGAAGTCGCCGCGACCATCGTGCACTCGGCCGCGCCGCACGATCACCTGGTGCAACTGGGTACCGGCGAGCGGCGCCAGACGAGCACCGGGCGCAGCGCCGGCAAGATGCCGGCCAACCCCGTCGTCGCCGACGCCGCCGCCCGCAAGCGCGGCGTGGTCGAGGCGAAGGTGACGAGCAATCTCGCGACGGGGATCGAGCGCGAACTAGCCCGGTGATAGTCCGGCGATCATTCGCCGAGTGATCGGCGGGCTTCGGCGACGATTCGCCGAGTCGGCTGGAGCCAATCCAAAATCCAAAATCGGCAATCCAAAATATGAACAGCGCGCCGACCGAATCGTCCGCCGCACTAGCGATCCGAGCCCGGCTCCTGGCCACTCCGGCGGTCGTCGCATTATTGGGCTCGCGCATCCATCCGCAGCGGGCGCCTCAGAACGGGGGCGACCTGCCGTATCTCGTCTACCGCGTCGAGTCGGCGGACGATGACCCGCGGATCTCCGGCGGTCTGTCCGAGGTCTCGGTGCGCTTGATCGCGGTCGCGCGGAGCACGCCGGCGCTGTCCGGTTACGACGCCGTCCGGGCGATCGCCGGCGCCCTGAAGACCGCGCTCGATCAACGGACCTGGACCGACGGCGCCACCTATGTCCGCGGCTGCTTTTTGGGCGACGCGACCGATCTATCGATCGAGCCCGACGACGGCTCCGACGAGCCGCTCGACGGCGTCGAGCACACCTACCGCGTGTTCCTGCGCGAGTAGCCCGTCGATCACTCGGCGAATCATCGCCGCTCCTCCCGCGCAGCGGCGCCTGCCGGGAACAGAGCCGACTCACATCCCAGCGCCATCGGATTCAAAAAATGGCTGATCGTGGCGATTACGCGGATATCGGTTGGGGAATCACCCTTACCTGGGACGGCGATACATGGAGGGTACTGTCCGTCGACGGGGTCGGTGAGGAAGCGGATTCGATCGAGAAGACGCACTCGGGATCGACCGACGCGCGCAAGGAATTCTTCGCCGGCCTAGTCGACGCGGGCGAAGTGAGTGTCGAGGTGAATTTCGACCCGGATAACGCGCTCGTCGTTGACCGGACCACGCGCGAACTCGTGGTCACATTCCCGCCGAAGACCGGGCAATCGACGGGCGCGAAATGGACCTGCGACGCGTTCGTCATGTCGGCGCCCTCGGCCGGCGAGGTCGCCGATCGCATGACCCAATCGGCCACCTGGAAATTGACCGGCGTGCCGACCTGGACGCCGGGCAGCTGATCACATTTCGAGCGCCCGGCCACGAAGCACACCAAGAACACCATGATTTGTGGCTTGTTTTGTTCCAATCCAAAATCCGCAATCCGCAATCCAAAATTGAAGGAGCCTCCCATGCCCGTGGATGAATCATTTTGGGCGATCGATGATCGCCGTAGCGTGTACGTCGAGACGCCCGAATGGGCGCCGGCGTTGCCAGATGTCAAGTTGCGGACGCCGACTTCGGGCGCCCGCGATGCGTGGGAATTGGAGATCAATCGCGCGCAGAAGGCCAAGCGCGATTGCCCGGTGCGCGCGTCGCTGGTGCAGCGATGCGCGGTCGATGCCGAAAATAAGCTGCTCTTCGCGCGCGGGGAGATCAACCGGCTGGCGACCCGATCCTCCGAGGTGGTCGAGCGGCTGTTCGACGCCGCGCAAAAGTTGTGCGGCGTCTCGGACAAGGTGGTCGAGGAACTGGAAAAAAACTCCGGGCCGACCACAGGCGACGGTTCGCCTACCGACTAGCGCTCCAGGTCGGCCGGCTCGACGTCGACGCCATGCTCGAGGAGCTGACCCCGCGGCAACTCGAGGAGTGGCGCGTCTACGCCGAACTGATCGAGCCGATCGGCGAGGAGCGGGCCGACCTGCGGATGGGTATCCTCGCGGCGGTTACCGCCAATCTGTGGCGCGGCAAGCGCGGCCGGAAGGCCAAGCCGCTCGATTTCATGCCCTTCCGCGAATCGCCGCGGATCACCGACCCGGACGACATCGAGGACTACTTCCGTAGCCTCTGCCGCCGCTGACCGCGATTTTCGATTGCCCGCCGATCACTCGGCGAATGATCACCGGACTCGATCATGACCGCGAAACTGAACGTCGTCCTTAGCGCGATCGACCGCGGATTGAGCGGCACGCTGGACCGGACGAACCGCAAGCTGGGCGGATTGAGCGGCTTCGCGCGCACGGCCGGCGCCAGTCTGCTCAAGCTCGCCGCCGCGTTCGGCGTGGTCGCCGGCGCCGCCGGCCTGGCCCGCGCCGCGATGGGCGTGGTCACGTCCGGGGCGCGCCTGGAAGCGACGCTCTCGCGGGTGGGCGCGGTCGCCGAGGCGACCGACGCGCAGATGGCCGCGCTCGAAAAGACCGCCTCCGAGCTCGGCCGGACCACGCAGTTCACGGCCGTCCAATCCGCGGACGCGATGCGCCTGTTGGTGCGGTCGGGATTCTCGGTCGGTGAGACGATCACCGCGATGCCCGAGGTGCTCAATCTGGCCGCGGCGGGCGCGATCGAGATCTCCGAGGCCGCCGATATCGCCGCCCAAGTGATGCGCGGTATGGGTCTGGAGGCGACGGACCTCGGCGGCGCGGTCGACCTGATGACCAAGGCGTTTACGAGCTCCAATCAGGGGATCGAGGACGTCGGGGCCGCGATGAAATTCGCGGGCCCGATCGCCAAGGCGGCCGGCAAGGACCTCGGCGAAGTCGTCGCGGCGATCAGCGCGATGGCCGACGCCGGCCTGCGCGGGGAGATCGGCGGCACGTCGATCCGACGTATCCTGCTGTCGATGGCCAAGCCGAGTGAGCAGGCCAAGGCCACCCTCGACCGGCTCGGGATCACATTCACCGATTTCGCCGGTGATCTCAGGCCGATCGCCGATGTCGTCGAGGAATTCAATCAAAAGCTCGGTGACCTTGGATCCGGCGAAAAGCTAGCGATCCTTGGCGAACTGTTCGGCGCCCGCGGGGCGACGGGATTCGCCGCGCTCCTCGAGCAGGGCGCGGACCGGTTGCGCGAACTCGAGGGCGCCATGAACGGCGCGGTCGGGACCGCCGCGCGGATCGCCGCGCGGAATATCGACAACCTCTCCGGTAAGTTCACGATTTTCAAATCGGCGACCGAGAGCGTTAAAAACGCATTGTTCGCCTTGTTCGGCGCGCGGCTCGCGACGCTGATCGAAGGCGCCACGGTGCTGATGAATAAGCTTGGCGCCGCGATCACCGCGCTGCAGCCGCAAGTCGACGAATTCTTCAGCGGCCTCGCGAAGATCCAGGAGGAGCTCGGCAACACCGCCGACAAGATCGTGCCCGCCTGGCTCAATGTCGGGCTCGTGCTGACCAGCGTCAAAAACGTATTCAACGGGCTCGCGCTATTGCTCGGCAGCCTGGCGCAACTGGCGATCAAGCTGGCGGGTAAGGTCGCGATCGCGGTCAAGACGATCCTGAAGCCGTTCGGCGATTCCGGGCGGATCGAGGCGTTTTTCGCGCGCATGGACGAGAAATCGGCCGCCATGGTCGCGCGGCTGAAGGCGAATTTCGCCGAGGCGTTCGACGATCCGGGGCAAGCGAAGCCGCTGCTCGACCCGCCGGAGGACGGTCCGGACCTGGTCGATACCATCCTGCCACCCGCGCAAGCGATCGCCGCCCGCGCGCAAGAGATCGCCAAGCGGTTCGCCGCGCCGTTCCTCGGCGTCGGCAAGGTGATCGGCGAGCAACTCGAGAAAGGGATCGACGGATTCAACAAGGGCGTGGAAAAGTCGATCGCCCGCGCCAAACAGTTGACGGAGCAGACCCGCTCGCCGATCGAGCAATTCGAGGCGGCGCGCGACGAAGCGCGGCGGCTTTTGGCCGCCGGACTCATCGATGCGGAGACCGCGACCGAGGTGATCTCCCAAGCGCTCGAGGATGCCGAAGCCGCACTCGGGCTCGATGCGTCCGGATCGTCCCGCGCGTCGGCGCCGGCGGCGCTCGAAAAGGGCTCGCAAGAAGCGGCCGCCGCGATCGCCCGATTCGAGAACGGGGTCGACGACGATACCGGACGATCACAACTCGACGCGCTGCTGCGCATCGAGCGGGTCGAGCGCGAGAGCCAGCGACTGATCGCCGACCAGGCGAAGGTACGACCGGCGTTGTTCTGATCAAATCGATGTGAAATCAAATCGATGTGCGGGAAGAGGCGCCGGGCGTTAGCCGGCGCTGAACCGCGCAAGTGAACGGCGCCCGACGCGCCGTATTCAAAAAATGGCCGTACTGCAAGTCGATCTGCTCGGCGCGTCGCGCGCCGGAAACCAATCGCTCGAGAAGACCACGTACACCCAGGTCTGGCAGGTGCTCACGGACTCCGAGGATGACGGTCCAAAGACCGTGTCCGACGCCGTGACCATCGATCTCGGGGAAGCGTACGAGTCCGGCAATGACGCCGACGCCGCGGCGTTCTGCACGAGCAAGCGGGCGCGTCAGATCAATGCGCAAGCCGACGGCTCGACCGCGAAATGGGAGGTCGAGCTCGAATATTCGACCGACGCCGGCGACGCGAAAGACCCGCCGCTCCAGCGGCCCACCGAGATCTCCGTCGCGTCGCTCAAGACCATCGAGGCGGCCGACAAGACCGTCGACGGGCAGAAGATCTGCAACTCGGCCGGTGAACGGTTCGCGCGCCAACCCGAGCAGCGCCGAGTATTGATCAAGATCGTAATGAAACGCTACGAGGCGACCTACGATTTCAACACGATTCGTGGATTCGTCGATCACGTCAACTCCGATACCTGGCTGAATCTATTCCAGCCGGGGACCGCGCTCTGCGAGGATATCACCGCCCATCGCGAGCTCGAACAAGGGCAATTTTTGTGGCCGCACGAGTACACATTCATCGTCGATGACGACGATTGGGAAGCCAAGCTGCTCGACGCCGGGTATCACGTGCGCGGGGAGGGGACGGACAGTGACATGGACGGGAACGTCGAGGACTTGGAGCGGATCGTCGACCTGAAGGGCCATCCGTTGACCGTCGAGAGCCTGCTCGATGGCGACGGCCAGAAGCTCGAGGAAAACGGCGAACCAGTCTTTTTGAATTTCAAAATCAAACGAACGGCGAGCTTCAACGCGCTCCGATTGCCATGATCGCATCAAAAAAAGCCACAAAGGACACGATGGACACGAAGCAAGAATTGAAATTTCATGGTGTTCGTTGTGTGCTTCGTGGCTGATTTTCGGTCAACAAAACCAAAATGACACAGCGTTACGTGCCCGATGAACGCTCGACGGAGTCCTTGGTGGAATCGTTGCGCCGGTTGCAAGATCGGCTCGATCGACTGGGGCAAGCGGCGCCGCGCGACGCGCGGACGCCGCACCCGTTCGTCCGCGGCCGGCTGACCGAGGACTTGCGCTACGACGGCGTGGCGACGCTGCGGGTCGAGACCGCCGTCGCCAATAATGTCGACCACGTGCCCGTGTTCGGCCGCTTCGGGTCTGCCAAG